TCGTGGAGATGACATCAATGGTGCAATGCGAGTTCTAAAGAAACGTATGCAAGATGAGGGCATCTTCAACGAAATGAGAGAAAGAGTTGGACACAAGACCAGAAGTGAAAAGAGAAGATTGGAAAAGTCTGCTGGTCGTAAAAGATGGTTGAAGAAAGTTGATAAATTAAAAGAAGAAGGAAAATGGCATAATGATTAAGAAGAAACGTAAGCCTATGACAGAGGAACAAAAACTGGCTGCATGTGAAAGACTTGCAAAGGCGAGAGCTGCAAAACCACCAGCAAAGAATAGTTCTATTCATGCATCAGTACTTGCAATTCCAGAGGAAGATATGTTATCTGTAAAGAATGTTCAGAGTTGGATTAAAAACCAAAGAGAACAATTAGTAGAATATCGTGCTTCTGTTCGTAGAGATATTAAAGGTGCAATCGCACAAGTTTCTAACTGTGAGGGTTATATTCGTAACTTGCAATACTATCTAAAACATGGTGATTACTGTGATGATAGATATGGTGCATACCAAGAAAAGAGGATAAAATGGCAGACGATAACATCAAAGGGATAGTTGTTAAAGGGCCTTGGAAAAGAGCAAAGACTGTAAAGAAAAGTCAGACAGAAAAGATATCTAATGACATGGCCTTTGCAGAAGATGTTGCAGAAAGTGTTATGATACCTATGATTCATGGTCTTGGAGAAAATGGTGTTGATATTAAAACTGATGAACTTGTTAGAGAGGTTGGTTTTATAAATGAAATTATCAAGTCTATTATGTTTAGGACTATGAAATATCACCATCCAGTTACAGATTTGATTAACATTTTAATGTCAACTAAAACTGAAAGTATTGAAGATGTTTATGCTAAGTTTGACCATGATAAAGTATCAAAAATAATTAATACATTGAATAACGATAAAAAAGATGATACTTGAAAGAAGTAAATAATGATAATAATTGATATGAACCAAATATCATTAGCAAGTCTGATGATGGATATGAGTATGCGAAAGAGTGACGAAGTAGATGAGAATATGGTAAGACATATGATACTCAACTCTGTTCGTTTATATAGAACACAGTTTAATAAAGAGTATGGTGAAGTTGTCCTTACTTATGATTCTAGACATTATTGGAGAAGGGAATACTTTCCTAACTACAAAGCAAGTCGTAAAAAGAGTAGAGAAAAAGACAACAGAGATTGGGATAAAATCTTTGGTGTGTTGAATAAGATCAAAGCGGAGTTCAAAGAGAACTTACCTTACAAATACTTAGAAGTGTATGGTGCAGAGGCTGATGATATTATTGCAACTCTATGTAAGAATAATCAAGATGAAAATATTATGATTGTGTCTGGAGATAAAGATTTTATTCAGTTACACAAATATCCAAAGGTAAAACAGTATAGTCCAATACTAAAGAAGTTTGTAAAAGACCATAATCCAACTACCTATATAAAAGAACACATACTTAAAGGCGACACTAGTGATGGAGTACCAAATGTTCTATCGCCAGATAATACTTTCGTAGATAGTATAAGACAAAGACCTTTAGGAAGAAAGAAGATTGAGACTTGGTTGGATATACATATAGATGATTTGCCTGAAGAAGTCAAAAGAAATTACCAAAGAAATGATAAACTTATTAACTTAGATAATATTCCTGCTGAATTAGAAAAGGAAATATTAGATGATTATGATGGTGCGACATTTGGTGATAGAAGTAAATTATTAAATTATTTTATACAAACAAGATTAAAAAATCTTACTGAAACAATTGGAGAATTTTAAATGCAAGAAACATACTACCCACTCTTTTCGGAGATACTAGACAAAGTACATAAGGCAAAAACTAAGGATCAGAAGATTGATTTTCTTAAACAATACAAATCAGATTCATTGAAGATGTTTTTGAAAGCTGCGTTTGACCCAAAGATAGAATGGGTCTTTCCAGAGGGAGAAGTTCCTTACACACCTAATGATGCTCCTGCTGGAACGAATCATACGTTATTGATACAAGAATCAAAAAAACTATGGCATTTCATCAAAGGTGCAGATAATAGAACAAAACAACTTCAAAAAGAAAATATGTTCTTTCAGATGTTAGAGGGTCTACACGAAAGTGAAGCAAAACTTCTTGTCAATGCAAAAGATAAAAAGTTACATCAAATCTATAAAGGTTTATCTGCAAATGTTGTAAAGGAAGCATTTGGTTGGGATGAAAACTTTAAAGCTGAAGAATACCCATCTGCTGGTGGACTTGCAAACGGATAATGAAAGTTGCCCCTATCTATAGAACTGTATTTTCTCAAAGGAAACCATCACAGACTTGGAAAGTAAGTGATTCGCAACCTTTAGAAAATACAGAACAAGCCCCTGGAAATGACCTCAAAAAACGTAGTGAAAACAAATACTTACGAACACACTTGACATTACCTCAATCTTCTGTTATTATAATTAAGTAAGATAAAGAATAACAGAGAGAAAGAAAAAGATATGACAATGATTAAAAAGAAGTTTATCCATGTTGAAAATGGTATTAACAATATGTTAGATGCTGCTGCACATGACTATAATAAAATGGATTTAACATATAGAACCTCTGATGAGTTTCGTGCTGGGTTTATGATTAAAAAGGGTCAGAAATATATCAAGATTGGTAGAATGTCTAAACATACGCCAGGTCGAATGGGTCAAGTTTGGGGTTTTGTTGTTAACACAAATGATGACAAGAAGTTCAAAAAAGGTGATGTTCTAAAGGCTGCTGGTTTTAATGCACCAGCGAGAAATGCACCAAGAGGTAATGTTTTAGAGGGTGGTTTCAATATTAATTGGACTGGCCCAGAATATTTGTAGGAGAATTGAAATGATGTCAATGAATGGTTTTTTACTAATAACTCTTGTAATAGGTTGTGTTATGTTTATTGGATATATGGAAGACCCATGTATCACAGAAGGCTTAAAACAAGGGTGTATGGAATAATGAGTTTGATTCGCATGGCTTCTTTCTCTCTCTCTCATCAAAAAAATGCCATGCGAATCACTTTCCCAAATGAACATATGATGAAAACGTGATGTACTGTAAGTACTTGAAATCATTGGGAAAATTTAGGGGGGTTGACAGACCCCCTTTTTTAGTATATACTATAAGTATAAACAATAAAGAGAGAGAAATAATTATGAAAAATCAAAAAAATCAAGAACTAAGTATTCATCAGACATTTAAAATGCAAGATACTTCTGGAAAGAATAATCCAATTAGGTTCATTAATGCCCATAAAGGTGGTATTCAAATGTATGGTACTGAAGTTGGTGAGTTGGTTGCATGGGGTAAGACTCCAGAGATGATTACTTATGCACTAAGAACAAAAGGTTCTGTTGATGAAGTTTATGCTGGTTCTTCAATGGACTTTGCAAGTGAAAATGGATTTGCAAATGATGAAGATGCAATGAAACTTTGGTCAGAGGGTTGGAACAATTATGTTGATGAAATCAATGCAGTTGGTGAAAAACCAAAAAATATTAATTATGGGAGTGCTATATAATGGGTTATTTTTTTCAAGAATGGAAAGAAAAGAAGATGTCAGTTGAAAGTTCTGATGGTCAGTTTATTATGAATTTTGGAGAGGCAGAAAAGTCTATGATTCAAAATCTTGAAGATGCAGTTGTTAATTTGACTGAGGGTGCTTCTGATGAAAAGAGGTCTGCAATCAATTATATTGAGTATCTTGCAGATTGTTTGAAAAAAGGTAAAGTTGAAGTGAAGTGGAATATTAGTTAATGGATAAGTTCGTTATAGTAAATGGTGGAACTAAAGAACAAAGACGTTTAGTTCACAACATTACTGGCTGGTTCTGTAATAAGTTTTTCAATAGATTCAAGTCCTATAATATTGAATTTGACCTTTGTAAAATAGAGGGTAATGTTCAAGGTTGGTGTCTGGAGATTGATAAAAATGCATCTCATATTGAAATTGATAAAAGACTTAAAGGTGATGATTTCATTACTTGTGTATTACACGAGTTAGTTCATGTTAAACAACAGTTCAAAGGTGAACTAAAAGAACTAAATGGTAAAGCAAAAAAATGGAAAGATGAGATTCATATTGGTCTAACGAATTTTTCAAATATGGATAAAGTAGAGTCTGAAAAAATAAAAAAGATAGCACTTGATAAAAATGTATTTGTTTCAGACTATATGGATTTGCCTTGGGAAATAGAAGCTTATGCAATGCAAGAAACTTTGTTAATAGAATGGAATGAAAACGGATGGAAATGACACTTGAACAATTAAAGAAGATTAGAGAATCATTAACAGACTTTGGAGATATTGTCTGGAATGATGCAGATGAACATAGTCCTACGACTATTCGTAATTTAGATGAATCAATTGAAGTAATAGATAAGGCGATACAAAATGCTTAGTTTAAATGAAATAATAGTTATGATGGGTATTGCAATAGGTGATCCATCACTACCAACTGAAAAACCAAAGACTGTTGGTGTAGACCCAATTCAAGCAACTTGTCTTGCAGAGAATGTTTATTTTGAATCTAGAAATCAAGGAACTGCTGGTTGGAGTGCAGTTATTTCAGTAACATTAAACAGAGTAAAGGACAGAAGATTTCCTAACACTATCTGTGAGGTTGTTAAACAAGGGCCAACAAGGGAGTCTTGGAAGAAGAATGGAACTTACTATCCTATCAGACACAGATGTCAATTTTCATGGTATTGTGATGGTAAGAAAGATGTAGTATATAAAAAAGATGCAAAGATATATAAAGAGATATACAATCTATCATATGTATCTTTAATTAAAGGTATCAGAATACTAGATATTACTGATGGTGCAACTCATTATCATGCAGATTATGTAACACCAGCATGGGCTCAAACTAAAACAAAAACTGTGGAGATCGGTGACCACATATTTTATAGATGGGAAAAGTAATGAACATATTCTATTTACATGAAGACCCTATCCAAAATGCAAAGTGGCATATTGATAAACACGTTGTCAAGATGCCCATTGAGTATGCACAACTTATGTCAACTGCACATAGAATGTTAGATGGGGAAATGTATCTAGGTAAAACTGAAAATAATCGTAACATCAAGAGATGGAGATTAGATGATGAACGAGAAGATATATTATACAAAGCTTCTCATGTCAATCACCCATCTGCAATATGGGTTCGTCAATCCGTAGAGAACTATTATCAGATGTATAGAATCTATATGGCTACACTTGCAGAGTATACATATCGTTATGGTAAAATACATGGTTCAACTAAACCATCAATGTTACTTATAAGACCACCAAAGAATATTCCTAAGATTAAAGGAACACCACTACCTCAATGTATGCCAGATGAGTGTAAGGTAAAACACAATCCTATACTTGCTTATAGAAACTACTATATAGTTGAGAAGAACTCTTTTGCGAGTTGGAAGAATAGGAGTAAACCAGAATGGTACATAGAGAAGGATATTATGAATACATGGGTAGGCGATTAAGAGAAGAAGGCGTTTTTGATGACACCAGAGGTAGATTGTTCGAGATGGACATGGCAGAACTGACTAATGCATACTATAATGTTTTAAAACGTAACAAAGAATTATTAGAAGAAGTAGAAAAATTGAAAGAAGAAAATGCCAACTTACACAATAAAGAATAATGAAGATAATAAACATTTTGACACAGTATGTAGTTATGATGAACTTCAAGTTTTTCTAAATGAACATCCAGACTTTACAAAAGTTTTAACTGCACCAAATATCGTAAGTGGTATTGATGGCAAGACACACAAAGTTGATGATGGATTCAAAGAGAATATGTCAAGGATTGCAGAAGCACACCCTAACTCACCTATGGCTCAAACTTATGGGTCTAATAGAAATCATAAAGAAATTAAAACATATAACACTATAACAAAACACGCTAATAGTATTGGTAAATCACATGATTTAAATGCAATTAGTAAGGAATATCGTCAAGGTCAACTAGTAAAATAATATAAATACAATTGTATGGAACGCAATATATAGTGTATCAGCTTCCATATAGGAGTATGGGGTGTATTTCACTCCTACTCCACTCTCTATATAAGGATATATAATGGCAAAACAAAAAGACATCACTTACAATCAACTTTCCAACATCAAACCAGTAACCGACAGTCAAAAATTAGTATTTGATTCTTGGAAACAAGGTTTAAATCAATTTCTATTTGGTTGTGCTGGAACTGGAAAAACCTTTATTTCATTGTACCTTGCATTGCAAGATGTACTTAAAAATGATACACCATACGATAAAGTTATCGTAGTTCGTTCTCTCATACCTACAAGAGAAATAGGTTTCTTGCCAGGAGATGAAGAAGACAAGGCTGCATTGTATCAAGTACCATATTCTAACATGATGCAGTTTATGTTTGAACAACCAAATGAACAGGCGTTCTCTATGTTATATGATAGGTTGAAAGCACAAGGTAGTTTCTACTTTCTATCAACATCATTCCTTAGAGGATTAACTTTCGACAATAGTATCATCATAGTTGATGAGTGTCAGAATCTAAACTTCCATGAACTTGATACTATTATTACAAGAGTTGGTCAAGACTCCAAGATAGTTTTTTGTGGAGATTTTGGTCAATCAGATTT